CCATACAACAATACTATTGTTAGGATCGACAGCAGATGTAATACCATCTAGATTAGATGATAGATCATCAAAAAAAAAGTTATCTACTTTACCATTTCCAATCGGTGTCAGTTGTTGTCCACCAGTCAGTTTATAGAAACCATCTTGTGCTAAGAAAAAAATCATGTTTCCGTAAGAAGCCACAGACTTAGGTGCAAATGCTCCAATGTTATCTGCTATCTTGTCAAACTGAAATACTAATGGAACACCTACATAAGACATTCTGTAGATTGCCTTTTCCATAAAGATTACACCAGCAGATTCACCACCAACTATTGCTTGAACATTACCATGACTTCCAACAATATCTTGAAAGCCTGATTGTGTTGCTTGGCTTGGAGTCCATGTAGAACTGTCATTAATACCTGACCATTTGACTCTTTGATTGTACTCTACACTTGACTCGTTGGTATAACCTACAACAACAAAGTCTCTAATAACAGCTATAAACTTAGCTTTTAATGCTATCAGATCACTGAAGGCACTATCTACACCTTCTTCAAACTTTTGTATGTTATCTGCAAAATTAGTTGCGATGATATTTGATCCAAACTGTGTAAATGCCCAAAAGTCTCTAGCGTTTTCTGTAGTAGAGTTGTTATATCCACCAGATTTACTTTTATCTTGAAAGACTAGAGAGGAGTCCATTTGGTATAACTTAGTAGCATCACCAGCATAGTTTGTAGAACCACTAGCACTGAAACTTGTAAACAAACCTAATGCACTTCCTGTCAATCCTGTACCACTTAATGCCTGAAAACCAGCTAGGCTTTTGTACCCTTTTGCAAGAGGTAAAACATTATCTACAACTAATGCACCTGAGTTTTCATAAGAAGGTAGATCGGCTTGTAAATCACCAAATTCAATCATTTTATGCTACCTGTGTGGTGGACATCTGTAGTGGTGATGTGGTTGTTGAACCCCTTGATGATGCTTCATTAGCATTTTTTAGTGACTCTTTGTAAAGAGTACCCCATGTATTTATTCTTTCATCTTGCATAATAAATGGAGCTGACTCTGCTAATGCACCATATAAATAGAGTTCAGGATAATTTGTTAATATTGTGTTTGTAGTATTTGTGTCAGAAAGAGTATCTAATTTTTTGTAAAAGTTTATTTGTAGTGTTGTTGCTGAATCAGGTGGTCTGCCTAAGAGAATATTTGTGCCGACTATAGTGAAGAATTGTGGCTTTCCTCTACTCTGACTATCGTTATATTTGTTATAAAAATCACTGTTATTTATAAATTTAAGTGTGCAATAGGGATCGCTTTGATAAATTACTGTAGTTGCCTCTATATATCCTGTGGGTAAGGCATAGCTTTGTGTGCCTGACACAGTTGTTATTGATGTGTCTGTGTTTACCATTTCTCTCACACGCAACTCTCTATTTAATCTTGCTTCTGTAAGTGTAATAAAATCACCAAGAAAAGCAGTCAAATCACTTCTATTAAGATAGTTAGCTATTGATGTTTTGAGATTTGTGTATGTATCTATTGCCATTATAAGTTACCTGTATAAATTCTAAAATGTCTGTTATCTGAATCGTTTAACCATCTAAAAAATCTAGGTTTATCAAGGACTGTGCCATTGTAATTCAGTATGCCTTGTTTTGCTAATTGGTGAACTACTATGTTTGGTAGTCTTGCAACTCGATAACCTTTTTCATTTTTTAATGCTTGAGACTTATAAGCACCTTCATTTTGAGCTACTTTGTTTGCATCTAAGATTTCTTTAATAGTTTCTTGATCTTGATAGTTTTCAATATGAAATTTATTCTCAGCTTCATCTACAATTAAATTAGTTTTTACAGATGCTTGATCGTCAGGATCATTAAGCGAGAATTTTTTTGCCATTACTTTATAGCTTTTGCAATCATCATATCAACTGTGTCTTGTATTTCTAGACCTTGATTGCTTCTCATACTCAACATTGGATCATACTTTCTATCTCCACCTGAAGTTTGTTTTGATTGCCTTTTACCTAAACCTCTTGATATTGTTTGATCTTTTTTAATTGAGTTTGCCACTACTTTATAAAGTCTTGATGAATGTTTTTTATTTGCGAATACTGTCATTGTTTCCTCTCTAATTAAAAAGGGAGGGCATATAATCCCTCCCTGTCCTTTAGCTACAATTATGCAGTTAAGTTAAATATACCAAAGTTTGCGTTAGGTGCTTTTGCACATAAAGTGTACTCAGTTAAGAGTAGCTTCTTGTCTGCGTCACCAGTTTTTGCAAGATCAGTAGTTTGGAATGGTCTTAAAAAGTCCACACTCCACATATCCATTTGTAGGATATCTACTCTGTTTGCGTTTTGGTGTCTGTTAGGTACAAATGCAACTTCACCGAAGTCTGATACATAGATGTCAGTAGTACCAATAGATACTCTATCACTGGCATCTTTATATTTTGTTGCCACCCCAGCAAATGCAGATGCTGTTTGCTTGTGTGATGGTGTCATCAATATAGTCTCAGGTTCTCCACCTAGTTCAAAGGCTTTTAAAAGACCTTCTTTAAGTAGAGTTTCTGTAAAGGTTCTGTTAGTACCTCCAGCAATAGCTGTGCTTCCGTCACCTGCTGGAGATGCAGATGGTGATCCACCTTTTGAGAAGTTACCAGCGGCACTTGATGTACCAGGTTTGTTACCACCATACCAAGTTCCTACAGATGCAAGTTCTCTAGCTGTTGAAGCATTACCAGCAACTTTTGCGTTTTCAATTCCTACAAAAGCTCTTTCCATGTCTCGCTTGAGTTCTTTACCCATCTTTGCTAATTGGTACGCCATCTGCGTACTCATTCCTGCGTTATCCACGGCATCGTCTGTACCTGAAATAGTTACTGATTTAGCACTTATTTGGGTACGATTGTTGAGTCTGACAGTTGCAGTTCTTGCATCTCCGTCATAATCATCACCTTCGATCTGTGCGTTAGCCGCAGTATCAGCTAGTGAGTCTGTTTGCCATTCGTACAATGTACTTGAGGCTGTACCTTTTGCTGCATTACTCATAAAAGGAGTTTCTGATGGACTAATATTATAAATTACATCAGCTAAATCTTCTCTTATAGAGTTTGCACCATCATAGGTATCAAAAGTATTGGTTGGTTGTGCCATTACTTATTCCTTTCTATATGTTATTGAGAATACAACTCTTGTAAAACAGAAGCGGCATCATTAACCTTTCCTGAATTTCTTAGAGTTGCTTTTTTAGATTTAATACGCTTTGCAACTTCATTCTCATCTTGAACCTTTGGACTTGATGAACTTACGACCTTAGATACTTTTGTTACTTTTTTGTTTTTTAAATTAGCTTTTTTTAACTTATCGTAACGATAAGCATTAGCTAACATAATAACTGATCTATGATCCACTAACATATTGATTTCTTGATCGGTATAACCAATCTCTTTTGCATAGTTTATTAAGTTTTTAGTAAACTCTGCACCTTTTTCTTTGTCAGCGTAGATAGGTAGTTTTTCTGCAAGAAGTTGTTTTTGCTGTTCAAGATAAGCATTGTATTGTTTACTTTGCTCCTCTTGTTTTTCAGCAAGTATTCTTTCTTGCTCTTGTCTAGATTTTTCTAGAAGTTCTTTCCTACGATCTTGTTCAGCTTTGACACGAACATACTCCGCTGGATCATCTTCATAAAGTCTATCTAAATCTACCTTTGATGGTTCACTTTGTTTTAATTGTTCGGATAATACTTGAATTTGCTTTTCGTATTGATCTCGTTTGATTTTAGCCTCCTCGTTTTGCCTAGTGTATTCATTTTTTAATTGTTCAACACTTTTTCTATCTTGCGATAGTCTTTCGGTTTTACGAGTATAATCGCTTTGTCGAGAATAACCTTTCATGAGTTCATCAAGGGTGACTTCTTGTTCTTGTCCATCGACAACAACTTTATAAAGTTCCTGATTACTAACAGATGGTTGTTCATCTTCAATTTGATCTATCAGTTCATCATCATTGAAAGCTTCTTCGATATTCGTTTCCGAGTCGCTTACCTCTTTCTTTGATTCTTCACTTGCTGTTTCCTGAGTCTCTGAGGCGTTTACATTTAATAAGTTCTTCAGGGCTTCAGCCGCCTCTCCAGTATTAAGAGGCTTGGGCGTTGGTGCAACAGGCTCTGCTTGAGTCTCTGTTGCAGAGTCCATTACTGGTTGTTCTGCCATTTATATTTCTCCTGTTATTTTTTTACAATCTTGCCTGTTTCCATAACTGATTGTATTTGCATCAAGACAACTTCTAACATTCTTCTCATGACAAAGATGTTCTCTCGTTGTTCTGAATCTTTTGTGTCAGAGTTTAACCACTCATTGTGTAACTCTGTTCTAACTTTTTGTACTGCTTCTACAAAAATAGGGTTTTCTAATATGTCTTTAGCTTGTTGGCTTCTTTTGATTTCATTATCTGCCACGAGTAAAACCTACACCCTCTTTAAAGCCAGAAGTTCCAAAATTTCTTTTATTTCTTTCAATATTTCTAGCAACTGCGGCTCTATAAGCTGTATCATTTCTTGATCTATTGCCTTGCGAATCAACAGTCGTGAGAGGTGCAGTACCTAATAAACCACCACTTAAATCTTGTGCTATTGGTGATCCTTCAGATGTTCCACTTTGAGGTGTTGGGTTCATTACGCTATCAACTGCCTGTCCAACTGTTATAGGTGATTGATTATTGTTGAAATCTTGATTTTCTCCTAAAAAACCACCTGTAAAATTAGTTCTGAAATTTTCTAAAGGATTATTTTTTACACTATTGTAATATTGCTGAGGTGTAAAAATTTGAAATGTTCCATCATTTCGATTTTTTGCATAACCAGCGTCTACATAAGTTTGCATAGCTTCGTTAAATCTATCTTCTCGTCTTTTGTTTCCACCAAGTAATGTATCAAGCAAACCTAAACCGAATATGGGTGGTGGTGAACCTATAGAAGGATCAAATTTTAATAAAAGATTATCATTATTTGTATCTATAAGGTAATCATCTAAAGTATTAGAAGCACCAAAAATGGTACTATTATCCCTTTTCATTTGATCGAACATCATCTTATCACGATCTGGTTCGTCAGGTCTGTCGCTTGATTCTTCTTCAATAGGCATACACCTTCTCATAACAGGATCATAAATAAAACCCTCTGGGCAAGGATCAGTTGGTGATTTACTAGCCTCGTTACTATAGTCCGTATCAAGAGAAGGTGGTCGAAAAGGATCAACATTAACTCTGAAAGGATTTGCTTGTGCCTGTGTTGAATATCCACCTGATAAAAAGTTGTTAATAATATCTTGTGCCGAAGAAGGCATATTAGTAGTTACCATTATCTTTTAATTCCTTGCTGTAATATTTGTGTTGCTAGTTTTTCTTTTTGTGATTCTTTTGCATCATCTTCTTTGATAAGTTGTGATGCTAATTTTTGTTGATCGAGTTCAAGTTTTTGTGCTTTAAGTTGTAATTCTGCTTGATCTTTAGCTTGTTGTCTTTGTAAATCTGCTTGAGCTAATTGTATTGCTGGATCAGGTCTTTTTGGCTGTGGTCTTGGTGGATTGACTTGAGGGTTGTTAAAGAACTGACTTGCATCTTTGTAACCAGCATTTTCTAAATACTTCTCTAGGGTGTTATAAATCTTTTGAGGATCGACAATACCCATACCACCAGCACCGATTAGTTTTTCTTGGACTGCAAGAACACGACCTAATACTTCTAGTCGTTGATCTTGTGATCCTGTACCAAGTCCAACTTGTACTGTTGCGTTATACCTATCAACCCACTCTCTAGGGTTCATTGGTACAAACTGATTTCTTAATCTAATAATTCTTTCTTGATCTTGATACTTACATACTAAAGTCAAGATACCTTGAAACATTCTTTTGATACCTTCACTAAAGTTTCTAGCGTAAAGTTCTATTCTTTGAGTAGAAGCGTTCATCATCACATTGGCACTGGTTGCTGTCGTGTGTGATTTATTAATCTGATCGGGATCTAATCCCATTTGAACTTTTGATACGCCTGATCTTGATTCTCTAATGTTATCTACTTTGTCTAACATGGCTAGACCTTGACTCATAAAGTTAGGAGAGGCGAGGGGAGTTACTGCATTTGGTGACTTTACTCGTACAATCCCCCCAGCTCTCGATGTAAGGAGGTCATCTATGTTTGCTTGTCCATCTACTACAACAGTTCTAGCATTGTTTTGTAGATAGGCGTTGTTTAAAGTTTGTCTTAATAGGGTTGTTTTGATCTCTTGAACATCACCTATCAAATCGTATATCGACAAACCATAAAATCTGTGAGGCATTGGGATAGCTGTTACCATCGCAAAAGGTATTTGCTCTATGGGTTCATTCTCTAAGATGTGATAAGCGTTTTGTCCTGTACCACCAACCACTATGTGTCTGAGTTCTGCTATACCATCGTTATCATAATCACACTTCATGTAACAATCAATGACTGCTACTCTTGTTAAAAGAGGATCTATGTTTTGATACTCTTGAGGCATATCTTGATCGTCATAAGATCGTCTTGTAACAGCCTCTGTGTTGTAAATTTCTTCATCAGCTACAGGTAGATCATTGACCATCTTCTTGTCAAAACCCATACTGATTAATTCAGACCTAGTTTTAAAAACTCTTTGTCCGATAAAGTTGCAATCTTCTAATGATGTAGCAGTTTTGCTTACAAGCATACTTTCAGGTGCTACATTCTCGATACAAACACGCCCATATTCTTTAACTCGCTTAACAGTGACATTGTAAGTCTGTTCTGTGAAGTCTTGGGCGGCTATATCTAGTTCTTCAGTAGTATCTTCTACCTCAACAACCTCTACTTCTGTGTCTGCAAGGATTGCTTGGTACTCAGCAGTGGTTAAATTTTCATAAGATTCTTCTTTTTGCTCTTTATCTGTTTTCCAATAGTATTTGACGAAGCCATTTTTAGAAATAAGGGCATCTTTGAACATTGTATGCAAGATTTGATAGCCATTATTGTCTTTGTTGAAGATATGATTGATATAATCTGATGATTGGTCTGCGTAAGCAACATCTTCAGGCATTTGAGGTTCAAATCTGACTATACTTTCGCCCTGTGTAAAGATTCTCATCATGCTAGGGAGTATGCTTTCGACAACTTCTAGTACATCTTGTGATCTTACTTGTGATTGACCTTCTACTTCGTTGCCTAGTGGCTCTCCTAAGTAAAACTTTAGGGCATTTTTCCTCTGCTCTGTGAGTTCACCACCATAAAATCCTAGAGAGTTTGTAATCTCTTGTGATATTAGTGATCTGAGTCTTTCTTTTGTTAATTTCATTATACAATTCCTAATTTCGGATATTTAATTTGTGTAGACCAGCTTTTAGTTTCTTGTAATCCAGTGCATAAATATCGAAATGCGTCTGCACTGTGCGATGTCCAATCGTGTTGTGGTCTATTTTTTGCTACACCCTTGTCATCAACAGCCCATTTATACTGTCTTAGGGCATCTAATCCTTCTTTTGTCTTTTCAAAGTCAAACCAACATCGTGATAATGTCATTCTGACTGCGTTAATTCCATCTTCGACACTCATTTTAGGTACAATGCTTGTCGATAGACCTAAACTTTGTGCTATCTCTACTCTTGATTTACCAGTTCCGATCTCTCTCACACTCGCATCGTGTGGTAGGTAGTGCGTATCGTACACATATCCTCTGTTATCAAGAACTCCAGCGTAGTATTCTAGCGACTCACCACTATCTTCAAAGTAGTCAATAAGGTGAATTGCTGTTCCTTTTTGTTGAACAAACCATATTGCAGTTTTATCTGCCATTCCTAGATCCCAAAAGGTAGATACCTTAATGGTTGGATCGTAGGGTACAGATGTTACTCTATCATCATCATCTGCTTTATTGAGTCCTTGTGAGTAGATAGCTCCGATTGCAGAGCTTTCAAAACTACATTCATATTCTGCCTCGTATATTTCAGGAGGCATTAATTTTTTTGCTTCGGCTAGTTCTTCTTCTTTGACAACCTTCGTCTCTGATGCTTTGAACTTTGTTGCGTACCAGCCTTCACTGTGCATACCATGATTATACAGATCAAAGAAGGAGTTATGACCTTGAGGAGTACCAATCGCAATCATAAAACCCTCTCGATCTGATAGTGCTGGTCGTATTACTTCAGTCCACATCTTCGGAGGCATTTGGGCAACCTCGTCTAAGACTACGCCATCTATATAGAGTCCTTTGAGAGTTTGTGGTCTCTCACAACCGAGTAATTGTATTCTGCCACCATTGGGTAGTTCAGCTCTTAGTTCGGTCTCGTGATAATCCATATTAGGCAAAACAGAAGTGTAATACTTGAGATAATCCCAAGCTATTCTTTTCGCCATGCTGTAAGTCGGTGCTATATAATAATACCGAGGTCTTGGTAATTCACATTGTAAGCATTTCTTAATTAGCTCATTTACAGTTAATACAGTCTTGCCAAATCGTCTATGACAGACCAAGACATTAAATCTTTTTAGATTGCTGTGAACTTGTTGTTGTAATTCTCTAGGCTTGTATGGGA